TCACTTCAGATCCCTTAGTTCAGAAGAGCTCATCGGTAACACACCGTTTTTCTCTTCTCCTATTAATATTCCTCCACTAATCCAGTCGAAAGAGAAAACGACATAGCCATTTTGCTGTGCGTAATCCGTGATGTACTTAATCCGGATAGTGAGATAGCGTTTTCCGTCGGTTTCAATCAGCGTCACTCGGTCACCTACTTTGAAATCACGGTCGTTCTTGCGAATTTCAAAGGTTTTATCGCCAGCGATAATGGCTTCTAGGTGCTCGGGCTTAATCTTGAGTTGGTGGAATGCCATGAACGTCAGCCTCCTTTGGATTTTCTAGTTCAACTTTACACTTACAAATTGCTAAACAATCACCGTTACTAAGCTGACGAACAAAAGCGTGGTAAACCGTTTTTGTTAGTGGTGACGAAATCATTGGAGTCAAAGGCAATAAGGCTTCTGCTACATTTCCAAAGGTATCCAAATCAATGCCGAACTTTTCAAGTAATGGAGTATCGAAATCTTCGTCTGTATCGATGACTTCATCGGTCTCATCATCTGTTAGCCCTAGCACCGCACCAGCTAGGCGCTGAATGTCAAATAAGTCCATACTGTCTCCTTGCTCATTTAGTTGTCTTTAAACTAGAAATAAAGACCGCTTCTTCGTTCACAGATAACTGCTTAGCAATTCCACTCCTTGCATTCGAATACGCTTCATTAATGTCATTCCCTTTACAATGACCATCTCCCTTTACTGACACCTTTCCCTTAACTGAAAACTTAAATTTATAGCTATTCATGAATCCTCCTTACTGGTTAGTTTCTTTCTCACGCACATCGTCTGGAATGGTTGGGAACAGGCCGAACTCGCGCAGGTTCTCAACGCCCAGAGCGACAAAATTAGCAACGCGCTTACCGTTAATGGATTTCTCGTGGCCATCTTTCAGCACCACTTTGGCTTCCTTGAGCTGCTTCTTCAGAATGCGATCGCTCTTCACAGGTAAGCTATCAAACTTGGCTTTCAATGCAGGGCTTTGGCTGATGTGCTGCATTATGTGGCTGGTACGAACCAGCAAGCACAGCTCCCCCTCAATCCAATCGAACGAAAACGGGTGACGGAAGTGCCCTGCATCCATCTCGCCCAGGATAAGTTCCATAATCCACACCCACGGCTCGCGCTCTGCTTCTGTTTCGCGAATGTGCGCATTCATCTCTGTCACCAAATCTTGAATAAAGTGACCATAGTTACTTGCAACGCCCGTGAATTCGCACAGCAGGCGCCACGTCAGCATCAAACAGGCATAGTTATCACGCATACGGTTCGCGCCGTTGTCGTCAGGCTTAGCCATACAACGCTTCGAAAGGTAATCAACACACTCGCGATAAGCGCGTTTCATTTGTGGCCGAGTGTAAGAGGTCAGGTACAGGATCCAGTTTTTAACGGGGAAACGAGGCAACTCATCGGGAATCATGTCGCCCTTGCGTCCGGTCAAGTCAGAACGCACCAGCTTGCCAAGTAACGATTGCACCGGCACGTCTTCACCCGCCAACAGCACTGGCGCAATACTCAAGAATTCCGTCATGTCCGTACCACGGCGAGTGATGGTGTATTGGTAGCTCTCTTGCAGCATGGCCACCGCTTTATCAATCACGCCTTGCCCCTGAGCGGAGAGCTCTTCCCAACCGACAGGATGAGAGGTGTGCGATATTGATGTCAGCAAACGGAACTCAGTTTTCAAGCTCTGGCCAGAAAACATGGTGAATGCCAACGTGCGCTCGAGCGACTTAACCAGTGTCGATTTACCCGCGCCTTTCCCTGCATTCAGCATGTAATGAGGCCAAAAGCCTAAGTAAGTTTTGATGTGCGCACCCAAGCCCCAAACCAACAGCATCAAGGCCGCGTTGTTTTTGAATGTGGCGTGATACGCTTCAATCACACGCAATCCCTGCTCAGGAGAGCCAGAAGGGAACTGCAAATTGTGGTATGGGCACTGCTGCGTTGGGTCAGTAAAGAACGAATCCGGCCCTTCGTTTAAAATCGCTTGACCGTTGTGCCAGGCAAGCCCAACGAAATTGACCGCGTTGCGCTCGCCAAGGTGGGTGGCGCGCTCGAGTATCGAGATCATTCGGGTAAACTTGCTCGGGTTGAAAATCCCGCCGCCGACCCGACGCCAAACATCGATGTTGTAAAGCTGCTCACGTTTGAGCACAAAACGGGTTAGCTCCGTCGGTGAATCAGGCGTTTGAATCGTGGCAGAGTAAACCTTCGTTGGCTGCAAATCGGGTTCGCCTGTCATGGCTGAATTCGCTGATGAAATCGTCACTTTCGATAAGCCGGCAATGCGGAACGAGCACACATCCTGTGGGATCTTCTGCTCGCCTTCTTCATTAGTGACGATTTTCAAATAACTGGTAAAGTCGGGCTTCACTCGAAACAGCCAGTACAGTGATTGATCATGATGTGGCAGTGGCAAGCGCTTAAATTGTGCGTTCTCGAACTCACCTTCTTGCCCTGCAATAAGCCAAGGCTCAAAGTAATCCAGCGCATACTTGGTCATTTGCGTACCGTGTTTACGCAGATAATCGTTAAGGTCGTTGATCTCGTCCCATTTGCCACCGGATTGATCAACAAGATAACAAGGAATGTTCAGCGCCGTGCATCGCTCGTGCACAATCCACGCAGCCTCTGGCCCTGGTCTGTGGCCTTTTCTTGGCCCTTCCGCAATCGGCTGGTCATTGTCAAAACAACAAACCACGCGCTTGCCAGATAGGAATCGCCAGTCGATTTCGTCGACCGCAAGGCCACGAGTTGCAATCGCCGTCACCGGCACTTTCCCTTTGCCATTTGGGTCATAAGCTGCAATTGCGGAGAGGGCATTAATCGCAGATTCAACCACAATCACCGTTTTCGCCCTTTTAAGCGCCATTTTGTCAGGGATGTACGGGAAGCCGCGTTTCTCGCCCATCGCTTTGGTTTTGTTATCACCATTTAGCGCGGGATCAAAAAATCGAAAATCTATCCCCACCACTTCATTGGTAAATAGGCAGCGGCTCGGGAACGTCACGGCAGGGCCACCATAGCCCAACTCACCAGGGTTTTTGCTTGGGCTTGTCCAATCGCTGTAACCGAATGCACCGCGCTTTTGCAGCATATCCACCACATCGGCCGGAATGCCGCGCACATCAATCAGATAGGCTCTTGCATCACCCGCGACCGCTAACTGTTTCTCAGCAACCCACGCAATTTGGCTTTGCTGCTTAGGCTGCTGAGGGGCGAGCTCATCGGTAGGAATATTGAACTCTTCGTGCAGCCACTTCATCGCTTCACTGGCATCCATCGCCTGACCGCAATAAATCACAAGGTCGATACAACTGCCTTTTTCACCGGAAGCATGATCTTTCCACATCATGTATCCGGCTTTACCTGCCTCGAAAATGCTCACGCTTGGGTGCTTATCAGGGCGGTTGGGTGCGCGGTAATTGCCGGATGGGTCGGGTCTTTCCATACCTAAACGGTCAGCCAACTCGTGTAAATTAATGATCTGTTTTAGTTGTTCTGCGGACGCCATACAGCGTGCCTCCAATTCTGTGTAGTTCCACCCCAATCGAGACGGGGCCAAAAAGACGTTCTAAGTTCTGTTTTACCTGCTGAAACTCTTGAGATTTCAGCAGGTCAGCCATCGGTGCGTAGTCGTGCTGTATGCGTTGCCAAACCTGTTTTTTCTTGTCTGCTGGCAGCTCGCTCAAAATGACGGACGGCATTGCCGTGCGGGTCAAAACAGGCTCGGAAAACCAAAGTGGACATTGCCAACCCTTATAGGGCTTACAGGTCGCAGGCATACAGCCGCCTTAAACAAGCAGATGCCAGCCAAAGCTCAGCGCTCAAATGGCAACTGTGCGTCAGCTGCTGCTGTTCAACCTGCTCTTTGGGGAGATTGTCCAGCTCTTTGCTGTCGAGTTTGATGTGTCCAGCCTCAAGCCACTGGTTGAACACGGCATCTTGCTCATCAATAAACGCATGACGGTTGATAAAGCCCTGCTGACGCACCATTTGTTGCTCCAAGCGGAACAAGCAGGCACGCTCCGGTGCAGAAAGCTTGGTGGCCAAAACAGGGTTAGGCATAAAGATCTTCCTCATAGGCTTTGGCTAAACGCTCTGAGGGAAGCAGCTGATGGCGCGCCCAAACCGAGTTCTCATTCAGCACGGCTAGCAACCCTGCCACGTGCCTCTCTGGAACGCCTTCGCTAATCAACCACAAACGAACATCAATCGGTTCAACCGCCAAACGGTCGGCCACATATTCGTTCAGCTGTTTGGTCGAAGCCTTACCTTTAAACACATGAAGGTTGATGTTGCGTAGCGCAGCGGCCATCGCACTGCGGCGCATAATTTTGACTCGTTCACGTAATTCTGATGCTGAATCCATGCTGTTTCTCCTAGTAGAACTGCGTTTGAAAAATAGAAACTCTGCGGTCTTTACTTACCAACATCGGCGCCTCGCCAACCAATTTCACAATCACGTTGGCGCCATTGTCCTTACACCACTCGACAATCGACGCGTTGTGACGATTCCCCTCAAAACTGACCACATGACCACGGCAAATATGCTCGGCCGAAATATGCTGCAGGCGCGGCTGAGTTAGCGAAAACATGTGCTGGCCTCGCGCATAGCTGACGACAATGATTCACGATCTGGCGTGGTATACACCGAGGTGGTCGCGATATTGGAATGACCAAGCACCGCCTGAACACGGCGCAGCGCATCCGGTGATGTGGTGCGCTCCAAATAGCGCTTAGCCCAACTGTGGCGCAGCCAGTGTGGTGTCCCTTCCGGCACATTGGCCAAACGGCACCAAGTCGAAAAGCGCGATTGAAACGATCGGCGGCTCATCGCCTGACGGTTACGGCTGAGAAAAAGCGGACGCTCTAAACGAGGGGTATCCCACTCAATGCCTTGGCTCATTTCGACATGAATTTTCAGCAACTGCTTGAGCGCATGAATGGCGGATTTGTTGAGAGCAATCGGGTGTTTTTTCTGGTTCTTGGCGTTTTCACTGCGGTAAATCAGATAGCCTTCTTCTAGGCTTTGCTCCGCTTCACCTACCGTTAATCCGAGCATTGGCAGGTTAAAACGCTTGGCTTTATCGGCATCTGGGCCAGCCAGCACACCAAGGCGCACGGCGGTTTCGCGCATCAGCAGCATCCAGTAATAATCACGCTGCGCATAAATGCCGTATGTCTGCTTAACCGTGTTAAACAACTGCTTCTCTTCCTGCTCAGTAAAGTAGTGAAGAAAGAACTGAGTCGATGATTGGTTTTGAGAGTGTGAAATTAGGGTTGTCATGGCCTACCTCCTTTGGCTTCGCCGTTGAATTAACCGTTAACCAATGCGCGCAAACGCTCGAGCAGCTCCAGTGCCGCGGCAAACGTTTCTTGCAGTTCGCGTTCGATACGCTCGAATTCTTTGAGCTCGATATCCCCATCTTCGAGGGCATCAGCAATGGCGCGGTTCACATCGCCGATTTCGGCGTGCCAACGGCTGTAACAGTTGAGCAGCTCCATATCGGAAATGGCTCGGTAGTCACCAAGGAAGTAGATGGAATGGTTCAGCTCGGAAGCAATGGAGCGGAGAATTTGCACATCTCCCGTGAATTGCATCAGCTTGATGGCATCAAACAAACCCAGTTTGTGGCTGGTTTGATTGGGGTTGATCTCGTTTAGCAGTACACCGGGTCTTTTGTTTAGGTGCTGCTCAACCGTTTCGTTATGGCCATAATCTTTTAGCGTTTGGTACAAAGCATGTACCACCTGCGGAAAAACGCAGGTAGGTGATGGGACGATAGCAGTATGCATCGTAAGCTCCTCAAAAATTGGTACGTTTCCATTTTTTGAAGCCTGCGCTACAATCTACCTCAAGGATGAATGGTGTTGGAGCCGTGAGCATAGAGGTTGCCGCCTCGCTCGTTATCCCTAGGGTGGTAGACGATAGTCAGACTTCCTGCCCTTACCGATTGCCGTTGGTAAGGGTTTTTCTTTTACTGGTCCTTTTCTTCTTTTTTCTCTAATAGTTCGATTGGTGGCAGAGGTGTTTTCAACTTCATGCACAAACGTTTAACTCGCTCTACACATATCTGCTTTGAAAACTCATTACTGGTGCGCTCAAGTTTTCCTAAAAACGCCAGTAACTGATTGCCTAGGGATGACTCTTCAGCATTTGAAATTTTTACGATTTCTTGTAACTGACGTTCACACTCAATGAAGTACTTACGAGTAGCTCGTCCAATTTCACTTCGTTCTAACATGCAAAGTTCTTTCGCCATATCAATAGAAATTGTGTACTCAGTTGCAGGTCGTCCACCGGAACTTTCGGACAAAAATGTCTGAAAGTCCTCTGACTCTTTAAAGCAAAAATCTTCTATCTTTCGTGCCATCCACTTATTAAGCGGGGTTGCATTTTCGAGTGCACTATGGAGTGTTCTCGCATTTACACAGCGTTTAGTAACTCCGCCAATTGGAGCCTCAAATACTTCAATTTGAATTGGTGATTTTTGGGTGTTCATTTCTATTTCCTAACTATTTAATGAATGCACTTTTCGTCATTTGTGCCGAAAACGTCTGTTTTGACTTCTACCCAAACTTGGGTAGAACCTAAGCCGCCTGCTCATCAATAGGCGGTAAACCTAGCTCCTCCTCTCTATCCTCAACAGCTTTACGTAAAAGAATCCGTACCATTTGTGCCAGTTTTCGGTCATCCAACGTTGCTAAACGTTCTACACGTGTTCTTAAATCGAGATCACGAGTCGCAATTACGTCTGCATTTGGAGATTGGCAAGTAGCCATAGCAAGCCTCCGTATGTGTTATACTGAATTAAGTGGAATCAATGAGTAGATTTTCTAAACAAAAATTCCTAAATATTCGATTTGTTAACGATTCAAAGCGATAATAGATCGGTTTTCTGAGATTAACAAGCCGCAGAAGGTAGAAAAACTAAGATGAATTTTGAGGATCGTCTCACTTTTCTGATCAAGGACAGAAAAAAAACACCGTGGGGAAAAGAACTAGGCTTCACATCTCCGAGCATCACAGCCATGTTTAATGGACATATACCTGGCCCTGAGTTCCTCCAAGCCATCCGACGTGCCGAAAACGTCAACCTGAACTGGTTGCTGACTGGCGAAGGTGCGCCTTATATCGTTGAGTACTTCCAATCTGCTGACGCTCTATCCGACTACGTCTGTGCCATGCTCCATGAAGAAGAGTGGGTGGTTTATGTGTGTTCAAGCCATGGAACAGCCTGCTTAGTTCTCACTCAGCCGGGTGCTTATGAGTTCAAAAACAAGTGGATTGAGTATCGCATTGTGCACGTGCTTGTTGGTCCAAGTGACGACATAGTGGGCAATGTACTCATAGATAACCATCACGATGGCAAACACATTTTCGTCCCGCTTATCAGCGAAGAAGAAAGACAATCAATCATAACTGGCCAAGTTGGCACTTATGAGATGCTTGAGAAAAACCCGCCTATTTTGAATGTGTTCAACGCCACTGGGCACATAGATGACCTCGAGTTCTCGGGTGGTGAACTCACAGAGAAACCAGTGGACATAACCATCATGCGTGCTGTCGTTCGTCTGGTAGACGATTGCGAGCACACGCTAGGAACATCGCTAACCAGCGACCAACGAGCAAGAGTGATCACTGCTGTTTACCGTCAGGCTGAGAAATTAAAACTTAGCGATGATGAAATACAGGCAGTGATTGAGACATCGTTTGATGTGTTGAAGGACTAAATAAGAATCGGCGGGCTAAAAATGACACAGAAAATAGAAATGCATTGGAATGAAGACGTAACCGTTCTTGGAGAACACTGCCCCGCAGATAAACTTGACCGCGCTAAATACGCCCAGTTCCTAACTGGTTTCCTTGCTGGTCAGGGATTTGACGAAACTAAAGAGAAGAATGCACAGAAGAAAAACTATGTGCTCAACCTCAACTCTGAATGGGGCTCAGGAAAAACCTACTTTCTCAAGCGATGGTACCATGCTCTAAAACCACATTATCCTGTTGTTTACGTTGATGCTTGGAAACAAGATTATTCTGATGATCCATTGATGACCGTAATTTCATCAATGATAAAGCAACTAAGAGAACAAGCAGGAAAGAAAGCTGATGATCCTAAGTTTAAGGTGCCTCGTAAAGCGATTGGATTGCTGAAGGCGGCTTTACCTAGTGCTGCTGGCGCATTAGCAAAACGCTATTTGGGCATTGATCCTGTCTCGATTATGGAAGCCGCAGCCGAAGGAGACGTAGGAGAAAAAATAACCGATGCAGAGGGTAAAGAAATTGATATGGGCACTGCTGCCTCCAAAGCAGTGCAATATCTTCTAGACGAACACGATGCCAAAAGCGAAGCTATTACTAGCCTGAAAACATCTGTAACACAATGGATCGATGCGGTTAATGGAGCCCAAAAAGTAAGTTATCCCGCATTTATTTTTATAGATGAACTTGACCGATGCAGGCCGAGTTATGCGGTTGAAATGTTAGAAACCATTAAACATATTTTTGACATTCCCGGAGTCGTTTTTGTTGTTGGTACCGACACGGAGCAATTGCAACATACTGTAAGAGCCATCTACGGTGATGGCTTTGATGCTATGACTTATTTAGGTCGTTTTTTTAATAGCCGCTGTACCTTGAAGAAGCCTTCATTCAAAGATTTACAAGAAACACATTGTGATATGCATAAACTAACAAATGATTACTTTAAAAAACAAGGTATTCATGTATATCCCACCACATTGGATGCAATTGAAGAACTGGGCGAGGAAATTGAAATTTCGTTTAGGAATCTGACCAAAGTATTTGAAGCATTTAACCTTCAGGCGAGACAAGTCATTCAAATCACAAACAGGCTTATATCAATTATTGATAATTTAAATTCCGGTGTGTTAGTTGATGTGATTTTTTTAACCTTTTTACTTTGCTTAAAGGAGAAAAAACCAAACGTATATGATGAAATACTAAAGCACCCTTCTTACTTAATAAATCTCACTAACACTACAGACACATACAAATTCATCACTCAAGAATCTCAACTATCGAAAACCAACATCTACATGAAAATCGACCCTGTTGCTCAAATAAAGTTTTTTCTGGAAAATGAAACTCACCGTCATAGCAACCGTTGGCCAAAAAGTCATTACACGTGTACTTTGTTGACGTACACTCAAAAGATACTAGACATCGTTGTCAGTAACAGTAAGAGCAATTTCAGAATTGACAGTCTGACAACAGAAGCATTTAACCTACAAAGGCAAAATGCTATTCAGATGCAAAAAGCAGAAATCTGGATTGGAATAGAGTTCGCTAATATGCATAAAAAGCACGGCCAATCTTTAGAGTTTTACAAAAACCTAGTCGACTTGTCTTCAGCATTAGATTCAGTAGAGATAAAAGAAAAAGACTGATTTAGTATTTTTATTCAAGCTGTAGGTCATTGAGTCTGAACCAAACTCGGTATCTCCCCCACCTTGGTTTTCGGAGCCACAAAGCGGCCGCTGAGTAAGTGGCCGTTTGCATCTAACGTTTCGGTGACGCTCTCACACATCCACTCGCCGTTGAACTGGGAACGGTGATGACCACTGAGCGAAATATTGCGCTCGGCAATCACGCCAGGAATAAACGGCAACTCATCAATCTCCAAGGTGTACTCTGCTCGCTTTAGGTTGTGCAGCTCGGTTTCGGCGGCAGAACGCGCGGTCGCTTCATCTTGAAACAGGGTGTTCAGGGTTTTGGCTTTACCGGAGCTTTCCCCCACTCGCACGGTTTTGGTTTCGGCCAAATCGGTATCTCGCCACTTGGCCACAACCGCATCAAACTTGGCCGCACCAGAGAGGGTAATCGTCGCTTGCACTTGGTCGGTAAGCCGCACGGCAATGGCCGAGAGCGTTTTACCACTCACGCTTTGGTTGTCACCTTTGGGGAAAAACACCAGTTTGTCTTGAGCCACTTTCATAGTGGCGTTGTTTTCTGCCGCCAGTTCGGTGAGTAAGTCAGCATCACTCTGGCCCGTTTGCAAACGATGGACGATTTCCACCGCCGCATAGGCATCGGCCACTGCTGGCTGATAGCCACATCGAGAAGCAACGGTCTCAACCAAGGATTTGAGTGTGGTGTTTTCCCAAGTATGATCGCGCTGGTTTTTGAACTCGCCGGATAGGTTGGCCGCATCCCCCGAGAGGGTGATGGTTTGCTCTGGGCTGCTCAGTTTCACCGAGTTCACCACAAAGGTGCCTCGGTTGGTGAGTGCCTTATTGTTTTCGCCGGTTGAGATCTGCAGTTTGGCTTCAGTCTTAGGAAAGGCAATTTTGCCATCGTCCATAAGTACCAGAGTGAAACTGTCTGAGTTTGTGCCGGCTTCATCGGTAATGCTCAAACTAATAAAGCGCGGCTTGATGACATCGGTGATGTCTTTGCCATCGGCGACGATTTTGAACGCAGTTAATCCCACAGGCTAATCTCCTCTTCGGCGGTTGGCGCTTCAAGTTTAGGCAGGTGTATCTCGATACCGGCTTTCAACGGGTGCGGCAAAGCCGATAACCCTCGGTTTGCTTTTAACACCTGCTCATACGCACCTGGTAAGCCGTTGTAATAACGATCGGCGATGTCGTCAATCTGGTCGCCTTCTTTGGTGATGTAGGTTGTCATGCGTCACCTTCCGGATGTTCTTTCAGTTCAATGGTGAATTCGATTTTTCTTGGAACCCCTTTGGTAAAGAGCTCTTGCTTCTCGACTTGCAGCTGGCGAATGGTCCAGTAGCCCCAATCTCGCCCTGTCCCATCGACCAAACGCAGCGGTGCGCCTTTGTCGCCTTCGGCTTTCATTTTGTCGGTTTGCTCTAAACCGCCACGAAAATGCGGGTAGATAGTGCCCATAAAGCGCAGCGAGGAAAGGTCGGGGCCAATAAACTGCGGTTTGGGTTTTGCTCCGGCGACGTTGTGATCGGCCCATCGCCAAGAGTGGGTCTCACTAATGCTTTTCAGCGCTGCGGTGTTGATGGAAAAACGGTAATCACCCAACGCCATCATGACATCTGCCATAAGTTCTCCTAGTCTGCGAATGCTGGGCCGCCAGAGCGACTTTGTCTATCGAGCTGCTTCTTCACTCGAACAACCATTGCTTCCAGTTTTTGGATCTGTTCGTTACTCACATCTCCGGTTATATGGAATACCGGCGCAAAGGTTGAGGGTGGAGTTTTGGCTGAGGAAACACTCGGCGAAGCGGCAACAACTTGAGCACTCTTCGCTGAGTCGGCCACATCGGTTTTGGGCTTATCATCACCGCCGAACCAGCCACCAATCCAGCGGCCAATGCTACTTCCGCCGAGCCCACCTAATGCACCGCCGATAACACCACCAATAGCCGTGCCGATCACTGGCACAAAGGACCCCAGAGCAGCACCTGCCATTGCCCCTGCGGCCATGCCGCCCATATTGCCGATGGTGCCGCCAACTTCACGAGATTTATCTGCACCGGATAGTGAACTGTCCATCAAAGTAGCACCGATATCCGCAATCCCGAGCGCGGCGCCTAGATAGGGTAGCTTTCTTGCAGCGCCAGAAAGCAATGATCCGCCGCTTCGCGCTAAGTGTGCTGCACTGCCTAAAGCGCCTGCTCTTGGTCGAATGGCCCGACCTCGCCCACCTCGGCGGCGGCGACCGCCTCCGGAAGAGGGCAAACCATCACTTGGCATGTTGGTGACATAAACCTTTTGCACGCCTGCAGCATCCGGCAAAGCTGGCGCGCCACCTTCATCACCACTGCCGCCACGGACAAAGTTCATAATGCTGCTGCCAACTCGCATTGCTTTGCGGGTTGCCCATATCCCCGCCAAGGTTGCTGCAAGTCCGGTCGCCACTTTTAGCGTGGTTTGCATCGTTGAAGGATCAATGCTGTTAATGGCATCAGCAACGGCAGCAATGGGTTCGGCTAAGTTTTCATCAGCAAAGCTCAACCAAGCGGTTTTAAGGCTCATCATGGCGGCGTTCGCCGTCATCGCTGCTCGAGCAGAGTCCTGCAGCACTGCAGTGCCATCTCCATCAATAGCGAGGAAATCATTGAGCTTGGTTTTACCGTCGGCACTGGCCAGCACTTTCATCATGCGCATGGCTTCATCGCCGAAGAGTTCGCTGTACTGGGTAATGTCGGAATCCGTTGCATCCATGATCTCTTTGAGAATGCTCGGAATATCTCGAAACTTCTTCTCACCACGAGCCAGCGCTTCTTCTTCAAATACCTGAATACCAAGCGCTTCGATATCTTCATAATTTGCGGTGATGTCGGCTAAAACGGATTCCATCGCACTGGCGGCCTCTGCTGCAGAGCCAGAGCCCATGCGCGCGATTTGTAGCATGGCCCCCATCTCTTGCACCGCTTTTGGTCCAGTTCGCCCCATTGCGGCATAGGCTGCGGAGACCGATGCGCCTTCTGCCGCGAGGTTTTGCAAGGTAAATGCACCCGCTTTGCCCTGCACCACTAGCGTATCGATGGCACTCAGTACCTCGTCGGAATTTTTAAGGCCGAATTTATCGCGCATATCGGCAAACATTTCGCCCACATCCAAACCAGCCGCACCAGTGGCTTGCATAACTCGGCCAATGTTAGCCATGTTCTCTTGTGCAAATTTGAGATCGCCCGTCTTCTCAACAATCTTCTCAACGGCTGAAAGCATCTCGGCTTGATCGACTCGAATGTCCGCTTGCTGGGAAGTCGCAAACATCTCTTTGCGCAGAGCGGCCATCTCTTCACGTGATTTTCCGGCTTGAATACCTAAACGCTCATAACGTTCTTCAAGCCCCATCACGGCGATGGCAGAGCCTGCGCCTGCAGCGCCTGTGGCCAAGGCTGACCACTGATTACCAACCAGGTTATCAATCGCTTCGCCAGCGCCAGTGGCAGAACGGCGCAGCAAGTCATTCTTGCGGATGGCCTGCCCGACGCTTTGAACATATTTTTTTAAGTTAGCTTGAGTCCGACCAATCGAGCGCCCTAGCCCACCGACTCGGCTACCCGTTTGTACACTTTCGTTGCCAAGCTGCCGAGTATCGCGCTCGAGCTTTTGCGTTTCTCGCCCCAATCGTTTGTTTTGCTGTTCCACATCGGAAAAAGCCCGAGAGACACTGCGGTCAACCCGGGCTTCCACTCCAATGCCGACAGTTTGAGTTTTATCTGTCATGGCATTTCCTATTCATCATCGTCGTCAGATTGTGCGTCGATTAGCTTTCTGCAGTCGTCAAGCCAGTCGCTGAGCTCTCCGATACTGAGGCTTCTAAGCTCGGTGAAGGAGACGCCGTTGCTGAATCGGGAAAGAGCAAGGCACATCTGGCGGCATACTGAGGCAGTGGCAATAGGAAACAGTCGTAACCCTTTCCCAACTGGGTATAGTCGTAGTACTCCAGTTGGCCGATGAACTCTCGAGTGGTGCCCGTTAGCGCCGCAAACAGATGCATCTCTGCTTCTGCTTCATTCATGTGGCTTGAACCATCGGCCATAACTCGAGTCGCGTGGTGCTGAGACAGAATCACATCGTTCGTCGTTGGAGGCCGCATCGTCAGTTGAGTCAACGACTTACCATCAAACTCTTTGGCCACTTGCAGCACAATGTTAATCGGTAGATATTTGTTCATGATTGCCTCTTAAATTCCCAATGCCGCGTTAATGCCGGCGCGACGGTCAACGCCGCCAATCTCTTCTTTGCCGCTGATCAGATCGATATCTGCCAAGACTTCACCTTTGTATTCCATCTTGAGTTTGGTCCAAGTGATTTTGCAGCTGACTTCGGTCAGCTTCTTGCGCTCGAGCTCGCCTAGGTCAATGCCAATCACACGGCCATAGATCTGCACTTTCATTGCATCGACTTCCGAACCAGAGCCTTTGTAAGCAGCGCGGAAAGTAAAGGGCTTTTCATTGCCCGAGGTCAGGCCAAACAGCTTAATGGTGCTTGGGTTTGGTTCTGCCAAGGTAACTTCGACGTCTTCTGTTTCCATGGTTCCCATATCAATTTTGATAGGGCCAACCATGCCGCCTGCAATGTACTCTTCCACCACACGGGTGAGCGGTGGCAGCTTAACTTTCGGTACGAGGCCAATCATGCCGACGCCATCTTGGTACCAAGCGTAATCGACCAACATCTTTGGAGTTCTGCGTTCCATGGTGATTGTCCTTATTTGAAGATCACGTCAGCGTAATCGTTGGTGAAATGGCTCGTTACGTGAATCGCCTGTGCAAGACCTGGCGGTGTGAAGTCGTAATCGAGATAGAAATTACCTGAAATAATCACTTCAGGCGGGTTGAGGTCTGGGTCTGCCCACGCTTTCGCGCCATACATGTGGCCAGCGCGCACTTCACCATCGAGGCCGTTTTGCACCGACTCCACCACATCTTCAACGAACGTGGTGAGGATCTTGCGGTCTCGTGCCCATTTAAGGCCAGCGGTGACCATATCCAACACCATGTCATTTACCCGAACATGGGCGTTGAACTGCCATTTCGGATCATCACTGCAGCTTAGGTTCCCCCATAGGCGCAAACCGTCATCGTTGATTATGGTCGTGATTTGGTTTTCGTTCAGCAGATGAGATAGACAGTTCGTGTCGCCGTCTGCGTAGTCGATGGGGAACTCGGTGCCAAGCGCACCGTTAATGCGCAGATTGGAGATTGACGCACTGTAGCCGTAATTTGGGTCTTGGTCTTTTTGGATCTCAACACCCAGAGCAAACGCGGACATTGGCACCAGTTCATCGAACTTGTTGCGAACGCGTGGCCAGAACAGTTCTAAACGGCGATCACCCCATAGCTGACGATACGCCACGGCATCTTCGTAAGTACTTCCTGGGCAGTCCGCAAAGACTTTGCAACGCAAACGGGTCGCGATGGGCAAGAGCGCGGTCAGCACCGATTGGTTATGCGAATAACCAGCGACAGTCAGCAGCCGAGGGCGTTTACCCGTAATCGCCTGCACATCGAGAATCGCTTCAATACCTTGTTTTTCGCCCGTTGCTGGATCAACACCACCAATGATATTGGCGATGGTTGCCGCTTCATCGGCGCCTTCTTCAACACGAATCACGCAGATTGAGCAACGTTTTTGGTCGTAGACACTTGCCATGAAGTTCGGCAGGGTTCCCGCCTTATTGCCCACCATATCCAGTTTGGCCAACTTGTGTGGGTTGCCAGCAATCAGGATAGGTTTTTTAGCAGGGAAAACAGAAGGGTCTGCATCAGGAGCGGTTCCGACAACCACCGCAAAGGAGGTGTCTGCCATGAGCATTGGGCGCACGCCGCTTTCGTCTGTAGACCCGAAGATGCCATGTTTAAATGCCATGGTTGGGTTCCTCTTGTAGAAAGAAAACTCACCTTCAGCGGCATCATTGAGTTTTTATGGTAGGTGTTATTGAAGTTGTTGGGAGGGGAGTGTAGTTACCTAAGACCATTTTCACCGATAAACTTCAGAATTTCATTTGCAATCAAATAATGCCCAAATGGATTAGGGTGAACATTATGAAAATACGAAGCTCTGTAAGTGTCGTTTACATGCAAATAGTCTTCCGACTCATCAAACGAACGATATGGATTTACTGACGCATTAGGATCACCAGTGCCAGATAAATACTCATCCCATTCTGATTGACTTAATGCGGTCGGTTTATTTTGTGAATTTCGGCAAAGAATATCTACACGGCCTAATGAGAGCTCTATATTTAAACGCAACCCAACATCACAACACTGAACACCTTTTTTAATAGCTGATTGTCGTGATGCTTCTGAATAACGTCCTATTTCTTCTTGACGCAATCCGGCGGATGTACCATGAAAGACAGGATCCGCCGCTGTCGTTCCTGTAATCAAAATGGCGATTTTCCCGGCCGATTGAATCCTAGCAATGATTTCATTCAACAATAGGGAGTAATGGTAACTACCGCGCCAGAATCTCCAGCACCAGAGTCTAGGTTTGACCTATTGTCATTAACACCTGACTGAGCGATAAACACATGCCTCACGGCCGAGTTTCCTAGTAAGTTGGTCAACTTGGTTACGCTGGTTCCATTTCTGTTTACACTAGATCCTGTATCTGGAACTGAGACCCAATCATTAAGTGATGGATTCCACCAATACCAACTGCCATTGTCATTCAGCCATTGTCCATCAAACTGAGCTTCAGCACCGACAACAGGCTCTGACAGATATGGTAAAAATGAGGACAACACTCGACCAGACTCCCCCTGATTATTAGCGTATGCTCCATAATAACTACTAACGATAGATGCAAAAGAATATTTTTGATTACTCGCACCTGTACCTGTTGGACCAAAGTAATCAGCTACACAAATAGAGTCTCCAATCCACCCTAATTGTTTTACTATTCCTTTGCTTCCAACAACAGAGTTGTTAATTCGATTTAAGGCACTCATAAATCAACCTCTACTTTAACGTTACTTGCGGTGGTACTCGTGCCATCTAAGGCTGTTTTTTGACTGACAAAAACGCGGATACGATTCACATCTTTACATGTGATATATGGAGACATCCACATCCCCGCAACCTCTGATGGTGATACATTCTTGGAATAAACCAGCTCAACAGGGGAGTTCTCAGGGTTAATTCCAGCCCCTAACACTTCAACTTGCCCAGAGATGCATTCGACCACCCAGTTTAACGACACGCTATCACTGAGCTTTGTCTGACCATTCAATGTTGAGTAGCTACAGAATGGAAGTAGAAGATCGTAATCTCTAACAGGTAGGCCATCATCTAAATCAATGATCCAGATTCGCGCCTTTTTTCGACTCTTACTTTTGGGTTCCTGGTGCTGATAATCAATGGCTATCTTGCCCTGACCAACACCCTTTTTAACACGAATGTAAGACTGAGCAGACGCATAGAATGGCAACTGCGGGCTAAGAATTTCACTCTCTGATAAAACTTCATTCTGAGCGGTAAAAACTCCAAGAGATTGAACATATATTTTTACTGAGCAATCGTCACCTGTGATATTTGCCTTCACTCTAAACCTGTCTATTCGCGCTTCATTTACTATTTCAGTAATAGCATTTGGCGTTGCATTGCTAGATGTGGCATCCGGTAAAATCAAATCCACAAACTTGAGCTTCGGAATTGACTCATCCCACATGATTGTTAAAGGGCTGCCTAGATCATCATCTAGATCTAACGGCCAGTTGTACTTTGTAATCGACCTTTCAGGGATATTGTTATTTCTCTGCCCCAACCCAGCATAAGGCTCAATTCGGAAATTTAATGAAAGAGGTGATATGGCGTATTTTTCACCACCAATCGTCACCAATTTTTTTTGAAGATCAATATGACTGATAATTGCATTTTCATTGATTTCTTCACTCAAAGTGAATACTTGTCCTGCAATGCGAAGAGCTTTCACACCAGATGTGACCTCATCCCCAATTTTTGCACTATTTTTACTATCAAATGGAAATACAACCCCACCTGCTAGCTGATTCTGAGCAGACGAAGTTCTATCTATCACATAACTTCGACTCGCCGTAATCACATTTGGATTAATCAATACAATCGGCTCTGCACTGGTAATGACAAACGTCATTTCAAGTGACACAGGATTGTTGATCTGACCATTATTGATAGGGCTAGGAACATAGATGCGTGCACAATTACCAATAGCGTGAAAATATTCTTGACCGTTAAACGTCGCGACCGCAGCGAACTCACGAATAACAACATCATGAATATCATCAGGTAACAGAGCTTCTACTGTCAGAATCGGGACGGAATCCGGTGTTGCTTGCAAAACATCAACTGAGTTGACCGGAATACGGTACAGCTCGTTGACCAGTGACTGGGATTTTCTGTCGGGCTGTACATAGGTGTCATTGGCATCACCAAACGCAATGTGAGTGAACTCAACGGGCTTTTTCAGCATTTTGCCGTTTTGCTCAGCAGACTCACCTAATACCGTTAAAATCGATCCATATTGCTGTTCGCTTTCAGGAACTAAATCTGCCATGTTTTTTACTCCAAAACTAACGGAAGCGGCCCTGAGCGGACCACAACAGCAACGCGAGACAAACACGCCATCGCACTGCTGGATGAACTCACCATGGAACTGATTTTCCAAGGGCCGGAACGGACTTGCAGGGCTTGCCTGCTCATCGAAATGTGTTTTTCAGGGTTCTCTACCCGACTCTTAATCGATACACCGACCAAACGACTGCGGGTATTTTTTGAATGTTGAATGGCTCGAACAATTTCAGGAACGGTAGACGCATCCACTGGCGATTGTTCAGAAATTAAGTCGACACGGAACTGACCTGGAATGAGATTTTCTTCATCTTCAAACCACTCCACCGCTTTGAGCGAGTCGGCACGAATAGCTTCAATGCTCTTATCAATCGCGTAGCGGGTACCTTTATAAATATGAATATCTAGTGCAGTGGCACAAACTCGACGTTTCGTTTCAATCGGCCAACTGTCATCCCAGTCATCGGCAGAAAGCTCCCATGCCAAATAAGGCAGAAGATCCTCTCGGCACGCCCACGGATTGAGAAAATCGCGAATATCGCGCTCAATCAAGCCAATCTCTTCCCAAAATATCTGCTCTAAGACGCGCTCAAGCTTTGAAGCTGAAGGCGGTAAAGTCGTTACGAATTCGCCATTCATCATGCACCTGCCTTTCTCACCACAATTTCATAGCAATATGGCGCTTGCGATTTGGAGCAGGCGATCTCTTCCAGCGGGGCAATCAGCTCAACTTTTGAAACAGGTTGGTAAACGCTGTCTACACTTTCGCGCTTTACGTGGGCAGCAGCGTAAATGGCGGAAAACGACACATCGCCCCCCAAGCGGTGTGCATCATCTGCCAACTTTTGTAGACGCTGCTGTGCCAACTGGAGCGTTTGTTGTTCGCCAGGGCCAGTCGGCATATGCAGGGCAACTTCTATTCGGTAACGGGAAATTTCAGCAGGTAGAACAAATAGCCGATCGCTTAATGGCCTTTTTGTTTGCGCATCGAGATTGTCAAAAACAATCTGACAGAGCTCTGGTGTCGCCACCCCCTCATCTTTACGACTGAGGATATAAAGGTGAATTTGCAGATCAATGGGGTTAAGCGGGAAAGCATCGAGCACATCTTCATGGGCATTCAAAGCGTGGAAAATATAAGCGCCATCTGGCCCTGCAGTACTGAATCCTTCCGGTGCCATCTGAACGCGGCGGCGATATTGCTCATCCGTTTCAGTGTCATATTTTTCAACTGGGCGAGCAGCGCCTAAGTGCTGTAAATTCGCGCCACCGGAAAATGCCACCATGTTATCCAAGCTCATGTCTTGGAACTCTTGCCTAGCACGTGTCACTTCTTCAGACATAGCGGAAAAAGCGTTGTAGAGTGGGTCTCCCACTTTTGGAGCATCGATACCCATCAGCTGCGCATAGCGATTAAGCATACGCGCTCGAATGCTTGCTGCATCGAGTTGTTTCACCACTTCCGGTGGCGGTAGCTGAGGTATTTCAATCTGACTCAAACTCGAAGCCCTGTGATGCGCTCAACGCTGCCATCAAACAGCAGCGTTACGTCTAACGAAATGGAGACACTATTCTCACCGCGCTCCAACCAAACCTTGTTAAGTTTTAGCTCGTCAACAAAGCCATTGGGAGGGTGTGCCAGCATCTCAGCGATATCGGCATAGATATCCATTTCAAGCTCTGGCGTGATATTGCGGTCCACTCGTTCTGGGAGATTCGAGCCAAAACTGCGATTAAGTGGCACGGTTCGGCGACGAGTTCGCATGCAACGCTGAATGCGCTGCCTCAATTCTTCTACGCCTGTGATGAGCTCACCTGTGATTTCATGAATTCCGGTTGCCATGATTTACCCTGCAAAGACGTTGGGAGAACCTGCCGCGACAGCAGAGCCACAATCGACACTGTCACCAATGCGTGCCAGTGCTTGACCATTCACAAACACTGTAGAGCTGCCTGTAGCTTGAGTTCCTGCATGACAGGAAGGGGAAGGATTACAGTGAACCGCCCATGAATCGCCCACTCTTAACGCAGGCTTACCGTTTATAAAGACGTTACCACTGCCGCTTGTTGATGTGCGAGGTGGAAAGGCGCCGTGTCCGGTACAACCGTCACCCTGTCGGGATGCTGCTGGCATGCATGTACTCCTCAAGCTTTTGTTTACCTGAACTGTAATCGTGGTGAAGCACTACGTTCCAAGAGCGAGAAGTAAAGAATTCGGTTTCTTGTCCGGTGTCATCCGTTTGTGTGCCGTAGGCTTCAACCGTGACACTAACCGTGATGGTGGATTGTTCCGAGGGACGAAACTCAACCAGATCCTTGCCTGGGGGTAAATCAGGCCAAGAAAAGACACGAGTGAGAATGCCGTTCTCGAGATATTCAATAAACTGTGGCCGAAAGAGCAGCGGCATATCGTGAATAAGAACTTCGGCCGACTGCGCACTGGTTTGCGCACTGAAAACATCCGAAAAGTAAGGAGAAAATGTCACTTCATATCGAGACACTTCAACGGTTTCATCCTGGTAATAGATCGAGAAACGCTGATCAACATCCGTGTCCAACGTTTCTAGTAGCAGCGGTTCTTCTGGCGTCCACATATCAGTTGAGGTTCAATCGAGGTGTGCTGATGTTAATCGGAGAATCCGCGGAGTGCGTCATTTCACCTGCGCTGTGCAAATTCATAGTGGCATCAGTGGATTGGCTCATTTGCCCTTTGCTATGGAAGGTCATCGTACCTTCGCTATTGAAAGTCATATCACCACTGCTTTTTATCTCAACATTTTGTGTTGCAGTCAGCTTTGCGTTGCCTGCAGTGGTTAAGATCAAATCGCCCTCGACGTGGCCTGTCAGCTTGTGTTCTTCCATATCGTATTCAAGCCAAGTGCCATCAGGAAACTCGTGGTAATAAAGGTTCAGTTTATCTTTGGGCTGGTCAAACTTGGTTTGGTTTAGGCTGGCAACAATCACGCCCCCTTGTGCGCCAAACGGTTTTAGCACTACAACTTGCTCGCCCACTTGCAGTGGCTTAAAACTGCGCACCTCGGCAGCGTGGCTAACGTTCATGGGAATCCAGCCGCTCACGCGGTGTTCATCAAACTGAACTTTGTAGCGCAACGGTTTAGCTTGCACTTCGATGATGGTGCCAAACTGGATCATTTCACTGAGAAGGCGAACAAGTTGCGAATGCGTATGACCCATTAGAAATTCTCGTCCACAGAGAAATAATCGTCTTCATGGCCAAAGCCGACCTCCGGCGATTGCGAAACGGATATCTCCTCTGGCAACTCACTTGGCCCAACAGGTAGCCAATCTATTTCGCCGGCTAAATCAAATGGGCCTGCTCGACATTCAGAGATAAACCAACCATCCGGTGCTTCCTGTTGTTGAGACGTGGAAACAGACAGGATCGAGATATTGCCGAACGCACTTGAGTTGCAAAAGTTTCGCCACTCTTGCAAGAACTCGAGTTCAGCTCTCTCAACATCAAGCCCTTTAGCTTTGGAGCCACAGTAAATACGGCCAATCACCAGCAACTTGATATAAGTGTTGTAAGCATCATTGGGGATCTCCCCTGTATAGATCACCGTGAGCTCTCCGCGCTCCAAGTCGCTATTTTTGTAGGCGCTTCTGTCTTGCCAGTTGCGGCTTACGTTGCGCTCTGTATAACGGGTGCTAAACCCTGCCACTATTGCATCAATAATCTGATTTAGGTTGCGTTCTTCTTGCGCCATCACACACTCCTTAATCCCGCTTGCTTCAATGCCATCTTCACCGCGGCATTGAGAATGTCAGACACTTTGTCTTGCGTTTGCTCTGCCGCTCTGTCGTAAAAATCGTCCGCTGGCGTGCCATTTCTGGCAATTGAGCGAGCAATCATAAATGCCAGGTCTCGTTGGTCGGTATTGGGTGTTTTGGGTTGTATCCGCTTCACCTTCACCCAATCCAAGACATATTGCAGAGGCGGCATACCTTGGGGGCCAGTTTCTTGAACCACCAAACTGTTGTAGTTGAGGGAACTGGTGATCATGCGTTGCAGTTCCCCAACAACATGAGAGCGAATAGAATTAACTAATAGGCTTTCCGCTTTAGGCGCCTCTTCTCTCGCCGTTCGAGAAACCAACGAACCTGCTTTACCAACAGCAAGCTTTAAATGCTGGTTCAAAACGTTGGGAGCGGTTCGAAATGCTTCATCCAAGGCTGAGATATCAATGTCGATATGAAGCTCACGCATGCTTCACCTGCTCGATAAACTGGTTCATCAATTGCTGATGTACCGCCGCTGGCGTGCCGTTCTTGGCTTCCCCACCGATGCTGTTACGAACCGAAACGGTTTTATTTAGCTGATGAACCATGATGTACTTCACCGCCTCGGCTAGGCAGCGAAGCAGCAACAGCGGCTCATCTTGCGCATCAATCGAGAAGCTATCGCCACTTATCTTACGTGCTGCGTAATAGGTGTAAGAGAAGTCTCGACCACAGCTCATCACAACCGAATCGGCGGGGAAATGAGAAAGCTGCAACCACTTTTTATCCTGGTCATCTTCAACCACTGTTAGCCTTGGCAAGCTGCGCGGGTAACCACCTTCCCAAGGGTTTTTCGCACGCTGGCTTTGCCCGTATAAAACGGTCCGCACCTGCATGAGATCAGCAGGTGCGAGATAGAGCATTTGGCCTGTCATAAGCGAAAAGGTACCTAGCTTTTTTTGCGGTCGATAGCGGCTGTAATCGGCTAAGGCAACCTCGATCACCTGTTGTTCAACACCACTGATGAGCTCTGCACTATCCATCAACGCGTTTTTGAGCCTTTCAGTCAGGGTAGAAATCTGCATAACATCCCCCTATTTACGGAAGAAGTAAGCGAATGCGGAAGAGACAACTCCAAGTAACAACCAGATAAGATCACGGTTGTACTTGGTTTTTTCATTGGTACCGCTCTGACTTTGCTCTAGTGGCCGAAGTCGGCTTTCCACATCGTCAACTGTTCGCTCCAAGCGCATGAATTGACTTTCAAGATTCGAATGCTTGGTTTGCAATTCAACCATTTGGCTCATTAACTGCGTTTGCTGTTTCATGTAATCGCGCATTTCAATTCGAAAAGAGTGAAACTCGCCTTGAGAGACAGGATTACCGGACATTTGCACCTCCACGGAGTGCTGAAGCAATGCCACCAAGTACACCCGCTGGCGCAATACCAGCGGAAACTTGTTTGTCTTGTGAGCGCTTGTGAATATTCAAACCAAGAACCGTTAGTGCGACGGAAAACAAAGCCGTCAGCTTTGACGCTCCGGTAAAAGCTTGTTCGGTAAATTCAGGATGAAACAACATCAGCCCTGCAATACCAAAAAATAACGATGTCCAAGCTAAACAAACCGCATAGCCAAACGTCGGACGCCAGCGGCGAACATACGCATCATCACTGTTCAGCTCAGCAACCATCAACTTATGCTGCTCTGTGATCACCAGTTTGCGTTCAGCGCTTTCCAGTTCTGCTTGCTGATAGGAAAGCTCACGCAACCGAACGCGCTCTTCACTTTCCATCTGTCTGATTTTGACCAAAGCATCTGGGTTACGTACCAGTTCTGCTTCGATCGCTTCCGCTGAGTTCTCCACCCCTAACGTTTCGGCAATCAGGGCGCCAACGGAAGCACCCGCGGGCCCACCGACCAAACTGCCGACAAGTGGTGCTGCTCCCCCAATCAGAGACTTCACTTTGTCCCACATAGTTGCTCCTTAGTTGGTACCGTCATCAATGACGGTACCAACCATTAACTTATTGTTCAGAGGTGGCTTTTAACTTAGATAGTGCGTCTTGAATCAGGGCTAGCTTCACTTGGTCATCACCAACGGCCAGCAGCTCAATTTGCAGTTCGCTTTCGTCTTTGCCTTCGAGCGTTTTGGCATAAGAGGCAGGGTCAAAATCGCGTTCAGCCGTTCGTACCGCCAGTTCATCTTCGATCTCTTTGAGTAGCCCTTTACGCTTCTGGTCGAGGGTTTCCAGTTCTGATAAACGCTTTAACTCATCGTCGTTTAACGAGGAAAAGAAAGGCTTGATATCGTCGATTTTGAGCGCCAGCAGTTGCTCAAATACCTGATCTTGAAACTTACCCGCATTGGCTTTGTTCGGGTTTTCAAAATGAATAATGGGTAGGCGTGCAGCTTGGTTTGGCTGCACAACCGTTTCACCAAAGTACTTGGGGGTAATACCAAAGTTAATGAACAGCACCATTAGCTTACGGTTGATTTCGGCGGATGCTGGTACAAAACGGGCATCCACTTCGCGAGTTTCACCGGGCTGAACTGAGCGGCCACCGATGTTCACGGTTTGTTTTGAATGGTTGGTAAATGCAGTAGTGATAGACATGATGGGTCACCTAAACCTATGAGTAAGACAAAAAGCCCCGCTGCCGTAAAGACAATAACGGGGCAATGGCTCGTATTAGCGGCCTGACTGTGAATAGAAGAGTACGCTGGTAAAGCGGTTACGAATTGGCTTCGGACAGTGAATCGCGTTGTACTCTTCACCGTAAGCTTCTTTACCGCCTTTGAGCTGGCCGTGCGCATCACGCGCTTCTTGCATTTCACTGAGCGTGAATGGCTTAACGACCGTGTAAGTGAGCGCACCTTTCTGACCCATGATGATCCGCTCATCACCCAAGTGCGTGGCTGGCGCATTGGTTGAGAACGCAGGCAGTGCTTTCACCATTTCCAAGTCGCCTTGTGCGGTGGTATCAGAGCCGTTGCGCTTCATCGAGGCGACAAACTGCTCCGCATTGGTACAGGTATCATTAAGGGTGTTCGACATCAGCAAGAAATCTGGCGTGACAAAGCGATCATCTTTCATGATGGCTTTACGGCGACCAATGGCTTGAAGCAGCTTGTTGTAGTGCTTCTCTGGCGTGATGCCGTTTGGAATATCGCTATCTACTTTGACGATATTGGTTGCAAAGCTGTAGCCCACGCTCGCCGCAGTCGCGGTGACTGGTTTCAGATCGCCCGATTCATCAACCAGGACAAACTTACCTAAGTTGTAAGAGGTCACGATGTAGTACGTGGCAGGGGCTTGAGTACCTGAGCCGTCATAAGGCTGAATGGTCGTGCCATCAATTTGCAATGTGATTGGGTTTTCAGCGGTACCCACAGTGTTGCCTTGCAAATCATACTGCTGATGTGGCGCCACAATCGGGAACTGAGCGGTTTTAAATTCCGCTTTGTCTTGCAGTTGGTTGGTAATGTCTTCGCCTTGGATGGGCGCCGCAAGGTATGAGTCCGCTACACGCTGCATAGTGTTCACAATGCGACGAGCGACCAGTTCTTTGATGATGCGGCTTGCTGTTGCGACGTTGCGCCCCCAAGCATCCCAGTTGATGGCAGACGACTTGGAAAAATGCATCAGCTCGTTCGAGACTTCAAACGCCACTTTCATTGGCAAGACATACGCCAAATCCATGCGCTGCGAGTTTTTCACTTTTGGAATGGTACCGTGCTCAAACACAATGCCATCGCCCATGATCGCCGACACATCGCGGTTTTCATAAGGGATGTTGGTTGTCGCTGATGCGCTGAAGTCAGTCAGCGTTTGTACCAGTTGCAACACGTTAAGGTCAGAAAGCGCTTCGCGAATCACTTCACGCTGAACAGAAACAGGCAGTTCGCTATCTGACACGATGTTGGCGCTGCCTTGGCCTGTTAACGCCAAGCGTTCAGCATGAATCTTGTGATGATGTAAGCGGTCGAACTCAGCCAGCACTTGGCGAGCAAACACGGGTAGTTCTTTCTCTTCCGTTAAACGCAACTGACCAAGTGCATAGGTATTGGTGTTGCGAAGCGCCGAGTGAATTTGCGCTTGTAGCTGCAAACTTTCACGCTGTTGGTCTGGAGTTTGAGTGAGAGAGCCTGTGACACTGCCAAAGCCTAAGCCATTCAACTGAATAGAGACCATTTTCTCGTTGCCATGCTTAATTTGGTTTTCTGCCAGTTTGGTAACCTGCTCATCCGACATATCAACGCTGATAAGCGTAGAGGCTTCTTTCAGCTCTTTCTTCACTTCATCGCTGAGCCCTTCCGCTTTGTCGATCGCTTCCGTGAAGATTTTCACTTTCGCAGTGAGCTTTTGCTGTTTCTCCGCCTGTTCTTGCGCGGTTTTGTTGGCTTGCTCGCCAAGAATACGCAGCACGTCCGCTTCACTGAGCGAACTGCCCGTTAAGTTGATCACCGGCACCGCAGGGTTGCCGGATTCTGAAAGCTGCATGGCCACGCCTTCAAACTGTTCACTCAGTTTGGTGGCTTGGGTCTCATCACTGATGCCGCTTAGTGAATCAGTCAGTAGTTTGACCATGGCTGTGTGTTGTTCGGCAGAGAGTTTCATGCCTTTCAGTTTGCTTTCAAACTGGGCGATCAGTTGTTTCCACATGGTTTGACGTTCCTCAGAGAATTTTTGAGCAAGAGACTCGGAAAGATAAGTGGGGCATTCGTGAAGGCAGGCTTCACTGAGTTCGATTTGGTCTAAGTTTTTGATGCATGGACGCGTGACCAAACCTGCACCTAGCAGGGTTGGGCCAAACTCAGAATATTGGCCATTGGTTCCGGCCTCGTTGCTGACATAGTTGAGATGTATTTCGGCGGATAAGTACTTAAAGCCTTCTTTGGTGACTTTATTAATGCCGAGTTCGAACCACTCCACCTCTGCACGTAAACGTCCACGGTCGGTAAACAGGCGTTTCACCACTGCCCCTGCGCCATCTTCTGGCTTGTGCGCGATGTCGATAAAGATCTCCTGACCATAAACCCCCTCATTGAAGTTTTTGATCATGGAATCGAACATGCTCTGGGTCAGTTCAAATTCGCCGTAACGTGGATCATTAAATCTGCCGGTTCGGGTAATCGTGACAACACTGCGTTTTGCGGCTCCGGTATCCACCTTGACCGCATCAGATAAGAGATGAATCACCCCTTGTGTTGTGGTTGCACCCAGTACCAAAACGCCAGAGGCTTTTAACAATTGTCTTTGATTCATTTCCTGTCCTTAAAACGAAAAAAGCCCCTGAAAGTTTCAGGGGCTCGGTCGCCAATTAAGGGCAGTTTGATAGAAAGAATGTTTCGTTGGGAGGGTTAAGCTAGCCGATAAGCTTTAAATCAGCCTTCCTGTTCTTTTTCATAGACTCGTAATAATTCTCATGAGGCCCAACGTTTAAAAGATAGAGCTCCAGCTTACCTTCGACCCAAGAGTATCCAAGTAGCACCTCTTGTTTATCCATTTTGAACTTGTGTACCCATAAATGGGATAGATCCCCCTTTTTACGTGTACCAAGCTCTGGATTCTCTATGATCTTATCAATCTCATCTTCCACCACTGCACATTGAGCTTCAGATAACTTGCTCATTTGTTTAGAAAAACGATTTGTTTCGTAAACATCAATCTGCTTTTCGTTTTGTTCGTCGCTCATAGCGTTTTACCTTACCGAGTTTTACTTCCTCGGAAGCCAAAAGCGATTCTTGTACAAAGCTATAAGGTAAGTCTGGGTTATCTGTCATTATTTTTCCGATTTTAGCCCAATACTCAATCTGCTTAGGCACAGAACGCATTTCTGCTTCCGCATGAACCTTGACGTCAGACACAAAATCATCGTCTAGGCGAATACTTGTTGCCATAGCAATTCTCCTCTAGCTTTATCATTGCACTTAACGGGAAGCTTATTTGCTAAAATTAAGCGCACATCTATAACGCAAATTTGCTGCATCGCTTTATACAACCTAAAAACTTCATCAAGCTTAAATAATCGATTCCTCTTCAAAAGCAAATTGCTTTTAACCATGACCCGAATAAGACAAAGTAAATGACTGTATTTATTTAAAAAGTTTCTCTGTTTCTTTGTATTCTGATTAGACTCAATTGGCGTATCAATAACACAAGATATGCCAAGTATCCGCTCAATGTTTTCTAGCTGCTGCTCAAAATCAATCCTTCTTTTGGCAAGCTCTTCAAAACCAAAGTCAATAATTCTCATCCTCGCAAACATTAGCAACTCCCAAGCGAACTTCACTGTTTCCGCACACCAATAATGCAACAATTTGTCGCACAAAGCAACACATGGAGTAATGAATAGAAAGATAGGGCTAACTGTCCTGTCACCAGCAAACATTCGGTGTTAGGAAGAAGACGAACTGCACATTATCCAACATCAAAGATGAAAATGCACTTTGATGCCTATAGCATTGAATAAACCGAAAAATCGAGATAATGATGCATGGATAGGGTTGATTTCACACTAGAGCAAAAACAGCAAATGCTTGTTGGTATTGATAGTTTTTTCAAGCGATACGGTAGCTACCCAATTGATGACCAAACCTACTCACTTATCGCTATGTGTCTTTGGGATAGCAAAGGATTTCAAGTTCCACCGCTCTACGATGATGCAGACATAACTCTAAATAACGACTTTGAAAGTAAATATCGCCTTGTTAAAGCCGTAACTATATTGCGCTCGGGTGGGAAAAAACCTCTCGGATACGGGATTCTTTTAAACTTTTACTTCAATCTATTTCAAACAGTCATTTCAAGACTACAGCTACTCCATGAAGAGTTACCTGTAGCTATCAAACACGTTATCTCACCACTTTTCGTCGAAGATAAAGTACTTCGAGATTACATATATCAAGACTTCGATGGATTAGGAAATGGACTGACTAAAGTAGGAAAAATATACATTCATCCTCTTTGGTCCACTTATATGTTTCGTGAAGAAGTAGTTTTCGAAGATGAGTTGCTACATTATCCCAAAGCCTGAATCATCAGGCTTTTTTTACCACTGGCACTTTTACCCAACGCTTGCAACGGCAAAGCGCTTCCCCTTCTAGCAGCTTAACGCATCGAGAACGAATGATGCCTTCACTGTCGCAGATGCGATGACCACACAGACACATCACTTCACTGACGCGCTGACCGTTAGCCTGAGGCTGATGTTTTTTTACCGTATTCATTTTTAGCTCCTAGCGTTGGCTGGTTATATCCAGTCCTACTTTTAACTGACGTAGGTATTATAAAGCTTGCCACGTGGAAAGCAGGGGGCAAGTTATTCACAGGCTTGCAGTATCAATGCCTTTTCGTTTCAGCACTGGCTCTAGGTACTTCCAAGGGGTCGCAATCATCCCTTGGGTTAAGTGGCCTTGTTGTAAAGCGGATACTTTCTTGTTATGCCCTAGCACTGCTTTCTGTGTCGCCTGGCTTTGGCTTTTCAGCCAATCAATTCGTGTTGTTGCGCCGGCTCTGTCTTCTTCCGTCACTTCATCAACAAACACCACTTGCTCATAACTCAAGGTATTAGGATGCGCTGGCCATGGGCTTTTGCCTCGGGGGTATACGCCACGGCCAAGACCATAAAGATTGGCCGTGGCGTGCATATCGCAGATATCCTTTTTAGGATGATTCGGGCTTAGCTTGAACTTGGTACCCACCACAAACTCATCTTCAAAGGCCGAGTTCTGAAACGCCATGCCATAGGCTCGGTTAATCTCCGTTCTCATCACTCGCTTGATTTGGTGATACGGTGCGCCTTGGTCTTCCATCAGTACATCACTGACTTTTTTATTGATGCCCGAACTGCTAGCCATATTCATTTGCTGAGCGAGCTCAGCTGGAACAGGCTGCATTCTCCTTTGATAGTCCTGCGCAGCTTCGGAGGCTGAATGTCCCAGGATGACGGCGCGTTCCACCGCGTTGGTTAGCTCTTGTTTAGCATTGCGATGAACCCGCCATAGCCGCTCACTCAGTTGTAACCCATCTTTCTGCTGCATGGTTCGGGTTGCCAGAACGGCAGCATCAATCGACTCAGAAACTTTTGCGGCAGGAATACTGCTGCTGAACGTGTTTCCACCATTTTTGGCCGCTTCGACAATATACCCTTCCACCATGCTCGATTGCTGTTGGTTCACTTGGTTGAGAATCTCCTCTATCTGCCTAGTGAGGATATGTAACTGGGAAAGTCGAACTTGACCTAATTCATCGGCCGCGTGGCTAATCAGAAACTGGATTTCGACCAGTGCCGCCTGATAGAGATCGGCGAGTTCCTGCATGGCTTGCGCATCCAGCTCATTGGTAGCGCGCTGCGCTGCCTGCATCGCTCTGCGGATAGTCGCTTTAACTTGTGTACGTTGATTGACTGCCATGATGAGTATTACCCGTTGCTGATGGACGTTGCACTTTCGCCTTTCGGCTGATTGTTTGGGGTGATACTGACTTTGTGCTTCAGCTTTTCGTCCTCGTCATCGATGTCGTGATTTTCTGGATATGGGTCTTTACTGTTTGCCTCATCTTCACGCATGGCTTCTGCGCGTTGAACATCGACGCCTGCCGCTTCCCAAGCTAATTTCCTCGGCATACCCAATGCCTGATATTTAAGGGCCAAGTCTGCGCGTTGGTTTTTGCTGTCTGTCATTCGTTCAGCAAACTGGATCTGAAACTGGTACGAATCCGGATTGATGCCGGCTAACAGCAGTTGCAGTTTAAAACCATCTTCATAGGCATACGCCAGCGCATCTTGCAGGGCATCAATCTCTTCGTAGTAATCGCGTTTTAAATCTTCGAGAACGTCTCGAGCGAGATCGTCTACATAGCCAAACAACCCTTTAGGTGCAGGCGCTCCGGAAAAGAAGGCATCGATGAGCAGTGTGATATCGGCGATTTGCTCAAGGTTGGCATCACCACCGATGGCCGTGACACTCAGTTTGTTGCCGTAAAAGTCAGTGGCGATTTCTCCCGATTGTCCTTCCACTCGTTCACGGTATTCATCTAAAGCTTTGCTATCAGCCCCATCGAGCGAATGCGCTAGCTTTTGCGGTGCTCGAGTTCGTCGGCGAATCACCAGATCCTCTTCTGTCATGATCAGCTTTTGCCAGATGGGCCTCGCGGCATCGAGATATGGGCGCCCCATGCAACCCATATCATCAAAGTTATCTGGGTCTAACCGACTTACGGTGAGCTGCCAGAGCGGGAAAGTACACAACTCTTCATAGGTCAGTGGGTCTACCTGACGAAATGCTTGCTTTGTGTCTTTGAAACGCCCGGTTCGGTCCACGATGGGAATAATCGTTTCGGTCGGCATACGTACCGAGCTTGTCACCTGACGCTGCTCGTTGACCACCCACTGCAGCGGTAAGTTGCCTTCTTTGGCCAAGCCTGCGGCATCACTCATCAGCTTCATACGGTTGTTGAGCTGCAAGCGAAGCGTAAACTGTTGCCACAGTTTGGTGATACGGACGCTTTCTTTACCAATCCAATGCAGTTTCAAACCGCCTTTGGTGGCATCACGCGCAATGCGGCGATGAATCTTCTTCACCCGAGGATCGACCTTGTCCATGTAACGCAGCATCACAATGGCGGCGCGTAAGTTTGGGTCTATCTGCATTTGGTCATAAAGGTATTGCACTGAACGTTCAGGGTCTGCGATGTGGCCTTTTTCCGTCGTGACATGACCATGCAGATTACCGGAGGTATTAGGCGCGGAAGGGAGAGGCTTGTTTCTCAATATGGCCCAAATTTGGGATAACTTGCTCATCGTAGGTTCCTTAACAAGTTGAATGCGCCTGGTGCGCCTAATAGTTGTTCTCGAGTTTTGTGGTTGATGGTTATGATGCTCGGGACAGGTGCAGCCCCTTGGGTAACTAACGCCCAGTGGCTTGCCATGTGTGCATCAAATAGGTCATCGCCAATGGTTTTCTTCACCATCTGGTAGCTGCTGTAACTGCCTGATTTAACCGGTGAGGGTTTGATGTTTTTTAACTGCCGCGGTAATGCAACATAGTCTTCTAGCTGTGGGTCTGATTCCCTGTCATCGACATACGGCAACACCATTTGTCTGTTGTGGTATGCGCTGCGTAGTGATTGCGCCATCTGATGTTTGGCCATCCCTTCAAATCGGAGCGGTGAGAATGCCCACTCTGGCCAAGTGGATGCGGTGCTTTCGCCACCGCCAATGGTTCGGCGGTCAATTTGCGTTAACCCTTCAGCAAAAAGATCATCGTTAACCTGCGTGATTAGGCCAATACCAAAGGCGTCACCAATCGCGTAATCGGGCCGAAAGTAACGCCAGAATCCAACAAGGTCTTTGCGAATCACCCCTTCATCGGTTCCCGGGTGCCACGTTTTACAGAAGATCACGACAGACCAATTGCCCACCTGCTCTTCAATGACCAGTGACGAACGCGAAGAGGCAAGGTTCTCACCGTGGCCCGTATGGTCATAACCCCAAGCGATAACGCCGCGCTTTTTGTACACCGCATAGGGCTCAGGTTCGGCAGGTTCCAAACCAATTTTGGCGCCAACTTGAATGGCGTAACGAATGTACTTTTCCCAGATGAGGTTTTTCGCCGCCACGTTGATACACAGCAACTGACGAATGTATTCATCCTCAGGCAACTGCTTACGCATGGACATAATGAACTCTTCATTCAAAATACCCAGCTCTATGCCGAGGTAACAATCAACGGTAGGTAAACAGTGATACTCACCAGAATCAATCAAGCCGCTTAACGTGTCGGCACCTTTGAATACTCCGGTGATACGAATTTGTGGTTTATTTATCGCGGTTTTACTCGCGCCCAAACGACGACTTGAACCCATCATCAACAAAAAACGGCCATAGAGACGGTCGGCATCGAGGTCGTCCACTTCTTCCAATGACGCCCAAGTCAAATCGCCACCATCAACGTTGGCCATGATGCCGTAAGCTCGTGCTTTGGATCGGTTGGCAAACTCATAGTAGGTATCGGCCAGCTGCTTGCGACCTGACTTGTAAGCGATGAAGCCACTCAAGATATCGGAACGACGAATGGCATCCAGGTGATAACCGAGGTTCACCAGTGACTGTGCTTCTCTGGGCGCAACGATACCGCCCTCTTGATCGCCATTGATGGCGTTCCAGTTCAGAAAGTACATCTCTTTTACGGCTGTTTTACCTGTCCTGCGGCAACTGAAATCAACCGTGTTCTGATGGATATCCATCTCTTCCATTTTGAGCAGTTGAACGGGGTCCAGCTCGACATTGTGAACGTGTTTGTGCCACATGCCGTGGTTATCTGCGTAACGCATGATCTCTTTTTGCGCTCGACTCTGAATTTCGACGCGCTCTTTCGCGCTAATGCGGTCAGCCACGATCGACTTCTCCATCGATGTAGTCGCCATCCTCAGCGCCGTGTTCCTGGCTGTGCTCAATGAGGATGTCGTCATTACGGATACGCTGACGAGAGCGCGCAATCATTTCCCGCAGGCCCGACATCTGCTCTTTCATCTGCTTCTGATATTCCAGTGCAGATTCACGCTCATCCTCTTGCTCCTGCATCCGGCCCAACTCCAAACCGTGGTCAGTTTGAATTTTCGGCGTCATGTTGAGATCGGACATCGAGAGATTGTTTTTGCTCAGCATCTCGAGCATAGGTTTTAGCAGTGGGTGTGCTTTGACCTCTTCAATGATTGTCTTTTCTCCACGGTCATTAGTGTACTGACCGATGTGAAAACCACCTTCTTTGTCGAAGTCATACACTGGATTACGCAAGGCAACACCATCAGCAACAATGGTCTGCATCATGTCTTGAAAGATAGCCGCCATGTTTGCCTGATTGATGGCGTGCAGTTCGGTGAGCCTGCTCGGGTCGTTGGACTGAAACGCAATAAGGTGCTGCATCATTAGTTCTGTTCGTTTGATACAGGCTGGCTGAGTCGCGCAATACGTTTGGTCGACATCACAAGTGGCACACTGCGGATACTTGCCAGGTCGAGCGGGGAAAAACAAGGCGGTTCTCGCCGTTGCTCCGTGCTTCAAGGCATTGAATCGGCTCAGCGCTCTGTCGCTCACAGCCTGAAGATTAGCTGATGATCGCGCCTTACCTTCCGCTGTTTTTGGACCTGTTGAAGCCAATACCGCACAAAACTGGCCAACTTCCCAAGGCACTTGCTGCACCTCTCGCTGACAGCCATCACACACCGCAAAATATCGAAATGGGTGGGCACGATTGGGCTCATCTTCAATGCGCGTTGGTTCGCTTTTGAAGGTGTATTCGCAGGAATTGCACTTGAATGTAACCATGGATTTAGGCTGATTATTCTGTTTCATAACGCCATTTCGCCCGATTTTGTTTCTTGAAAGGAGGGAGTCATTTCCGCTAGCAGCTTAGAAGCAAGGTTGATTCGGGTGAGAGAGGCAGATTGCCCAGTCCAGAGTAACAAGTGGTGCGAAACTTTATCTTTTGGCATGCCTGCGGCCAAAAGGTTGAACATCAGCACGCGCTTTAAATGTTTGTTCCAGAAATTGAAGCTCGGCACGTAAATGCGCAGGGTCCGGCGCCCAGGGTGATAAGCCGCTTGATAAAGCGTTTGCCAAATATACCGATACTGCTCGGTTGTCGTTGTGTAATAGACCTCAAACCAGGGCTTAGATAGGCGTTGAGCATCTAGCCACAGTTCAAAGTCGTCATCAGACATTTCGAGGTGGTCACTACTCATGCGCGCAACATTGATTCTTAGTCGATGTCCAGTGCGTAGGGTTTCTAGGCCTCGCCAAAGCTCTAAAAACTTCAGCGCTCCGAGATGGCGTTGTATCTCGGCCCAATGCTCAGGCAATGCTAAGCATGCGAAGGCTTTTTCAAGCTCAGGCGCACTTAGTGAGAGTTCTAATTTGGTGCAGTTTTCTAGGTACCGTCCCCCCTCTGCAAGCAGGGGTATATCTCTATGCCGAGCCCCCACCCCTTGAGCGGTAACCTGGTGATCTTTGAGTACATCGAGATATTTTGAGATTGAGCTGCACATTCCCTAATCCTTCATGAAAACTGAATCCAGTAAACACAAAGGCTCGGGCACCACAGTAAACTGATGAGCTGCACAATCTGGCAGTATGTGCAGCTAGTGATATGTATCACATTGACGGTTTTGGTCGTTTCGAAAGCGAGTTCTCAAAGCTCCCGCAATCGTCCGCTAACATCCAGTATACCTGAGTTTAGAAAATAAGTTAAAGACAGGTTATATCAGTTCTAAGACGTTAAAGTGCAGTAAGGAAGTCTGTGTAGAGCTCTCAAAAATTCAGGGCTTGGAATACATAGGGGGTTGGTTTTAGTTGAAGATAACTGAGATCTCAGCTTCATTGATAAACAGCCAGGTATGGCCATTGGCGGTGACATCAAGCCCCGCATAAGGATTGAACTGAATTCTCGCGCCTACTGCGACTTCCTTTACCTGAGGGCCAACGGCGACTACCTCACCAGTGTTCGCTGGCTTATCTGGCGTCCATAGCAAGCTTCTGGGGCGTTCATCTCGCTGAATTACTACCCAATCATGCAGTGGTCTTAATTTCATAGCCGTTTCCCTTTTCTTAGCTCATTCAGCAAGGCACTCACTGGCGTATCAATTTTTCCTAACGGGTTCCCTTTATCCAGTACGTTAGTCATCTTACGCATCGAGATATGCGTGTAAATCTCTGACGTTTTTGGGTCTGCATGCCCCATCAATGCTTGAATCTGCAGAGTACTCGAATCCGACTCCGCTAACTCTGTACCAAACAAGTGACGCAGTGCATGAGCGTGGGCTTGGTCTTCCGGAACGCCCGCAGCGATCGCATATTTCTTTATCATCCGGTCAACAGCTCTAGTTGATAAGCGCCGCAGTTCTCCACGATGCTCCCATTCCGGAACGTGACGGTTACGAAGATTTACAAACAGTACTTGGTCGCCATCATCAAGCAGACGATCAACCTGTTTAAGGTCAGGATGGCCAAGATAAGCCTGAACAAGCAGCATAGCTTCAAGGGGAACGGGCACCAATCTCTCACGCTCCCCTTTTTCCATGGTACGAATGGCCAAACGTTCAACCTCACCATACTGGTACCAAATAAGCTGTGACTCATTCAAACCGCATAGGCCAGCGACACGAAAACCGCAGCCAATCAGCAAAGACAGCATCGCACTATCTCGAACACCAGACAGCGATGTTAACTCAGGTTGAAACAACAACGCCTCTGCACTTTTGAGCCCCATAAATCGCGGTAATCTGCGCCCAATTTTAGGGTAAACCAAATCCGCTGCAGGGTTTTTGGCGACAAGGCGCCGCTTAGCAAGAAAAGAGTAAAAGCCTCGAATAGCCGCAACTGCTACCTTTCGTGACGCAGCAGAATAGCCAGCTCGATGCAACCAACCACCGGAGAACTGCTCCAAATCTTTCAGTTCAACCTTGTCAAATTGGCCATCAACAAACTTCTTTAGCTGCTCAAGCAAGCCACGATATTTGCGCACCGTTTTAGCGCTGCAGTTCTCACTATCTCTCTTCCAGGTAAGAAACTGATCAATTGGATCAGTTGAAGCTTGGTTTGTTTTTATTTCTTGGTCGGGGGCAGAAAAATCCAT